CTGGCCTAGAGCATTTGAAGGAGTGATTTGATCTATTAAAATTTGAAACAAAAATTCCCCTCATACCTTAATCAGTATGAGGGGAATTTTTTATTCACGCAATATCACTACCGCCTTTAGGCTTGTTGGGACGACTATTCTTTTTCTTTTTGCTCTTCAACACATCGACACCTTTCCTCTTCCAGCTCATATACATAGCCAGTGCCTGTCGAATGGTCGCTTCATCGTACTCCAATGCAATAACAAGAGCATTGTCAAACGACTTCAGAGATTTTTCTTCACTGGTCAGGGAAGGAAGAACACCGCTCTCTCTCCTCCAGAGGTCATAGGCTTCCGCAACAAGTTCTTTATTCGGTTTCATTCTGCTTCTCCTTTTTCATTGCTCTTGAAATTAACAAGACAATAATAAAGGAGCATCGACAAAAAGTCAATGCTCCTTCAAAATTTTATTCCCCGCTTGCGAACAGAATAGCATCCATCTGTGCGAATGCATTGCGAGCAGTCTTGTCTAGATCAGCACCAAGAGTCTTCAGGAACTTCTTATAGCTATCCAGAACGCCCTGTTTGGCCTTGTCGCGGTTGAAGCTGACAACCACATACTTGTCCGGCACATCAGCAATGGTCATGGCGTCTGCCTTGTCCTGTGCGGCCTCAATGCTCTTCCGCATGCCTTCAATCATCTTCTCGATACTACGAACGTCTTCGGTGGTCTTGGCAAGACGAATAGCCCGAACGATCGAGGCCATCTTGTCCTCCGAGCGAGGAAGATCCTTATCCAGCTGAGATTTCATCCACACATTCTTACTGATGGATTTGATGTGTAGGGCGAGAGCACCAAAACCAGCAATCCCAATAGCAGCAAGAACGGCAGACTCGGTGATCTCTTCGTTCTCTTGTTCCTCAACCACTTCTTTTTCGAGGCCAAACATATTGCCACGAATCTGCTCTGCAACGTTCTCTCGAACACTTTCTTTGATCTTCTCCGACAGAATACTCATTCATTTTCTCCTAAATTGTCATGAAAAAGCCCAGAAGGCTTATGATGTTGTGGTGATAATTGTATTTATCATCATTCATCATTAGGCCTTCTGGGCTTACTCTGTTGCTATTTTACTTCTTCTTGGTGCCTTTCTTCTGTGGAACCACCTCAACTTTCACAGCAGCCCGAGCAGCCCGCTTGGCATTTCGTTTTGCGGTTGCACCAGAACGAGAACGAGGATGAGAGTTGGCATGTGAAGAACCGTCTGCTTTCTTCTCAAACGGGGTCAGTTCCTTGGTAGCGTCGTAAAACTTGGTCATCTGGTATTGCTCCTTTCTATTAAGTATGGTGTTTGATGTTGCTGCGTGTATTATAACAACATCCTCGAAGGCTTTCAACAACTTCTTGAAGAAAGTCTTCTGGGATGGCTGTTACCCTGCGAAGACGTTCATACTACCCATGCCAACAAAGTCACCGCATGAAACAGGATCACCAACCCTTCCAATCGGAAGTCCGTTCACGAAAACGGTTGGGCTTCCTGTCTGAAGAACCCCGACATGACAAGATCCCGAACAGTGAGATTGGTATGCATCACCAACCCGAACAACCCCTAGCCCATTCACAAACACATCCGCAGACGCAGCAATTGATGGGGTTGGTGGAAATGGAACATGCCCGGTTGTCAAATCTCCTAAACGTGTTACTGCGCTCATTGGTTAACTCCTTCTATATTCCCTATTTAGGGTTCTTAGGAGGACGACCACGGCGTTTTTTGACAGGAGCATCTACGACATCATTAAACTGAATAGCAGCAACCACTGGTTCAGAACGAGCCTTCGGAGGCCTCCCTCGGCGCTTCTTGGCCGGTTCTTCTACGACCTCCGAAGTCCTCTCAACAGCTTTCTCGTCAACATCAAGGAAGACCAGCGGTTTCTTCGCTTTCGCATGTTTCTTGACAAAATATTCATCAATGTCAAACCCCTCAAGGATGTTCATCAGATGTGCAGCATAGATAGCACCGCTGAAGTAGTCGCCATCGTTTACGTCGATCAGAAGAGGCTGATTGCAATCGTTAAGACCGCTGACAACAAACACCTTCTTTCCGTACTGAACGTAGGTTCCATCTTTCAACTTCATGAACTGTGCTACTGATAACATCTGATGAACCCCTTTTCATGTCCTGATGTGATTATTCTACCAATTCAGTAGTTGGGTCTCAACAATCGCCATGATTTCGTTTACTGTTTTTACAACCCTACCATTGGTATTCTCGATGTCAACAACAGAACATCCGATATCATCCGGCAGATACATGCGAGAGTCAGAAGAGAAATCACAGCCTTCCCTGCTCAATCGGATAATGAGAACATTCTCTGCACCGATCTTATTGATGATCGGTTTAACCTCCTCCACAAAACCGCCATCCGAGAAGAAGTGAATTTGACCACTCAGAGAGACAGCAGCCTGTTCTCCAAAATAGGATTTACCAAAGTTTGGTTTGATCACCTCCTCAGACACCTTGATAAGCGCCTGACGAGGACTCAGGCCACCAAACAGAGGATGCGGGGTTTCCTTGGATTCTCGCGAATACAGGCCATCCCACACGTCATCAGAAACCCCGTAGATCATCTTGGTCAGTGCAAACAGCTTCTGTTTGAACTCAAGATGAACACCCCCGATATATGTTTGAGCAAGAATACCTGCAAGGGTGTCCTTTCCGCTACCGGGAGGCCCGTTCAGAATAACAACCTTCTTTTCACTGTTCACTGTACATCTCCTGTTTTGCCAAGAAGGCATGTTCGGTTACCCAATACATCTGGTGGCATGCTTGCGGACCTAGATACAGATCATCCTCCCATCGAGCCATCGAGCACAGCATCTCAAGCTCTTCAAACACGGTTGGATATTCAAGAGGATATTCAACAAGGTTCTTAATAGAATCCCACACCGAGATAGCGTATAGGACTTTCTCTACGGGTACTTTAGCATAACCAATCATACGTATTCAAACCCCAGAACGGTATTTTTGAGAGTCTTGACCACCTTGACATCGATTGCCTTGATGGGGGAGACAAAGTTGTCATCTGGATCGGCATCATCTCGCTTTGCAAAAATGGTTACAAACGAGTCTTCTGTTTTTGTCCCCATGGCGGCAGCATGGATAGCATCATATGGTTCGAAGAACTCGAAATTAGAGGAGGTAACACCGTATACATAACTCATACAGAACTACTCCTCAAGCAGCTCTACGAAGACAGGACGCAGTTCTGCACCGACTACTTTTGTGATCTCTCGGTTGAAAGTAGCCCAGATCTCACCAAAAAGAACTTTCAGCGGGTTTCCATTGTTATCTTCCACCGCATACTTCTCATACTCCTCGATGATGTCCTTAATCACCATACCAGAGATCTTACCAAAGTCTTTGGTTGTGATACAACCAAACTTACTGATAGCAGCATCGATGCGGTTCTTGTTGATGTAGGAACATACTTCATCGAACGCCTCCTGTTGTTCAGTATTGAATTCGATTTTAGGCGATGGGTTCTTTGGACTGTTCTTCTTCTCCGAGAATGAAGGATGCTTCTTCTTCAGATACACTCGCTTTTCGTTACTGAGGAATTGTGGCTTGTTCGGTTCGATAACAATACCCTCTTCCCAATTGTCACCAACATGGTCTTCTGGGGTGTACAGTGATTTATACTCACATGATACGTTCATACATTCTTCAAAAGAACCACAAAACAGAACAGGAACCCACTCAAAACCAGCGACTGTTGCTAGATCATATGCATTTTGTTTAAGCAAGATCTCTCCATCAACAACCACATCAAACGCGTTGAATCGTTTCTCCCCGTACTTTACTCCCTTTTGAATCCCGTTACCAAAAAGCTCTCCATAGATTACAACGATCTGTCCTTTTTTAAAATGTTCTCGATGGTATCGAAGGAACTCTTCTTCGTGTTTGTTTATTACCTGTTGGCTTCCATAAAAGGTTCCGTCGACGAACTGACTACGAGAGCCAACTTTTACGGCGTCACCGTCACACCAGAAACTGAAGTTGGCACCATGTAGTTTAGAGGTTACGATCCAAAGACCGTCGCTCAGACCTTCTTGTTTGATTCGATCAATGAACGCACCGCGATAGGTGTTTTCGAGGGAATTGAATTTTTTGAACTCCATTGTGTTGCTCCTTTTTGATTAACTTAGGTGTGCAGTATAACATGGGGTTTAGACGTATTCAATAGAAACCGACTGGATATTTTTCATAATATCCATCGGGTGTCCTATTCTACCACCACAACCTACCTCTGCCAATAGAAAAAGCCCATCTATCACTAGACGGGCTTTTTGGTTACTTCTTATCGAATGGAAGTCCTTCTGCTATCTTGGATTCCAACATTGCATCGTACACATCGCCGGTCGTTGGAGATTTGTTTCGATCTTCAATCACAGCATCAGTCTGCTCGAACACCGGAATATCACTTCGGACAATCTTACCCTTCGGCATGTATGACGGCTGGGCCATTGCATAAACAAATTGAAACACCAGAACAGTCGCAACAATCCGAATCTGGTCTTCCCACGCCGTTTCGCGCTTTTCCTTATTACGCCAAACTCGATAGCTAAGATATGCAGCGAGTAGCCAAACACCACCAAGAACAGGATTCAGAAGAAGAACCATACCGTCCTCCTTACTTGCCCAGACTGATCATAGGAACGTTCTCGCCGAGAGCAGTGGTCGGAAGTTGACCGTTCCACTTCTCTACCCATGCGCGCTGGATTTCAAGGCGACGAAGATCCAGTACACGAGAGTCAACGGAATCAGCTAGAGTTCGCTGTGCAATCGCCTCGGTTTCTGCTTTTTCTTTCTCAATTGCGCGAGTCAGACGAGCCTCCTGAAGCTCTCGCTCAAGCTTGACCTTGGAGATCTGAAGCTGTGCTTCTTCTTGTTGGATTGCCTCACGTCGCTCTGCGGCCGCTTCCTGTGCATCGGTGATGATTTTGGGGTACTTGATGTCGGTGATCCCAACATACCGAACAGAGAACGGGGTTCGTTTCTCGATCACGTTGGAAAGTGCCATGCGAATATCGCTGTTGATCTTCTCATTACTGGAAGCAATCTCAGAGATGGAGTATTTGCTCAGGTATTCACGAACCTCGGATTGGATGATCTGGGTTGCATACGTCTGATAGATCTTTCGGCTATCGATGACAGAAACCTCCGCACTCTTCTCTACAGGAGAAAGAGAACCAAACAGCTCGGATGTCTTTCGAGGATTGATACTGAGAGTAGTTCGTACATCAACAGTCAGGTTCAACTTATCCTCTGGAATGAAGATAGTCAGAGTTTCAACATAAGACTGATCCGAGATATCAAGAAGAACCAGACGATCACAGTATGCCACGCAAGCCGGAAGTCGGAACTTTGAGGTTGGGATCAGAGTCTCCTGATAGCCATCCTTCGTCATGATCTTACCCACATGAGCAGGGGGAACTTCTACAGAAGCACCACATGCAGACAGGATTGCAGTCAGTGCCATGATTGCGGCGATTTTAACAAACTTCATAGTGTTGCTCCTTTTGGTTAATGGTGTTGCTGGTTGTGTATATTAAGACTTCTTGGTGATTTTGTCAACGGCTTCTTTCAACTCTGCTTCAAGTTCTTCTTCTTGGGAGATAAGCCAATGAGATGGGATACGATGCCATGCGTCGACCCATTGGATGGTTGAGTATTTCCCGCCGAATACTTCACGGGCTTGTTGTTTTGAGAATTCTTCTGCTTCTTCCCCTCCAATACCAACAACTGCAAAGCACTTTGCAAGTGCGTAATTTTGTTCTTTGAGAAGCCCGTCAACCACAAGCTGAAATCCTTTCATGATATCACCACGACCAGCACATTCATGGGATTTATCCAAGGTACTATATTGCATACTCTTAACCACGTCAATCAGCTCCGAGAAGAATTTGGCCTGATTGATGACATTCTGTTCTGCTTGTTTGATAAGTTTGCCCATGATATGCCTTTACTGATAGAAGATGTGATTGCCGATGGTTGCCACCTGATCAAACTTGTAGGCCCATCGAGGTTTCTTTGAATCCTTGGTGTGAAAGTGAGTAGCATCTACTACCGGATCAACCTCCCCACGAAGAACATCATACCCCACTACCATCGCAGAATCAACATCTTTTTTCGTTACGTTCTTTTGTCGATGGATGGTCCAGACACCATCAAACTGCTTGGGTTGATAGACAACGCCGCGAATACTGTTGGGCCACCTGTCATCGTTGACGCGATTTAGAACAACACTTGCGACAGCATATCTGCCTTTCAGGCTTTCTCCTCTGGCCTCATAGATGACAACCTTCGCGACGGAAACACAGTCTTGATTCTTCTTACACCAGTGGATTTTTTCGGTGTCCGAGATGCTATGTTCTTCAATAGCAATCTCATACTCGTCTGGGGTGATGATCTGCTTGGTGGTCATGCTGTGCAATTTATCATCAAGAAGCATCTCAGTATTGAAAGCAACCTCAACCGGATCGACCTCATCAGACAAGATCCCATTGAGAGCGGTGTTGACCGCGATAGCACTTGTCAGAGCAATAGCACCATAACCGGCGATAAATTTTTTCATAGGTATGGTTCCTTCTATTAAAAAGAAAATGACGCCCATGGCAATCTCTCGTCATGGGCGTCATTTTACACATCAATTAACATCAGGTCAACCACCAAAAGCCTCTTTGAAGCATTCTTCCACAACAAGAACGGAGGCTTCCAGTTGTTCCATGATTCGCTCAAGACTGTCTGCTTCCGTCTTGTCGGATCGAAGCTCTACCATCCGAGGGAGGAAAAGCGAGTGTTTCCCATTCTGTTCGTTATACAGAACATCATTGAACTTAACAGAAATCACCTTCCCAATGACATCATCACGCTCCTCAAAGTATTTCTTGCGAAGAGCATCCGACATCCCAGAAACGCCAACAGAAAGCAGACCATCCGATGATTCACAGATTAGACTACCAACACATCCCTTGTACTTTCCTTTGCCTTCCTGAATATCAACAACAATAAGATCGCATTCCGCAATGGCCTTGACTTTCACCTGATCAGGTGAATTACCGTTCTTCCATCGCATTTTCTTGTTCTTAATGATCGTCCCTTCACCGCCAGCAGTCATAACATGCTTGGCATGCTCAACGGCTTCTTCATAGGTACTACACGAAACACCAATCACCTGATTGATGGAGAACACTCCGTTGTATCGAAGGGTGTGGGTGATAAGACTATCCAAAAATGCTCGACGGTCTACCATTGTCATATCCGACGAGCCGGCGATATAGTCAACCAGTGGGATATAGTCCCAAACCACAAACCGAATATTCTCTGGTTTGCAGTCATCTGATTCTAGAATTCCATTTCCTACTTCCCGATCAAGGTAATTTTCGTCTTTGTCAACAAGAAGTGCTTCGCCCGTGATCACATAAGCGCCATTCTCGTCTGCAAACTGATTCAGGGCGTCGTCAGTGGCTTTGAGATTGAACGCCTTTGGCTGGCTGTTGCGACTGGTATATTCGACTTCTGAGCCAGTTCCTCGCACCGTAATAGCCACATACATGCCATCCATCTTGACTTCTGAATAACACGGGAACTTGATCTTCTTCAGACTCTTTGCAGAGAACGAAGCACATCGCATATATGGAGTTGATGGCACAGCATCTTTCCAGATTTTATTGAAGGTCTTTCCAGCGACCCCAATGCGAAGATCTCGCATCAGAATTCGACGGAAGATCTCTTTCTTGCTAGGAGACAGTGATGTGGCAATAGATGTGGCCTGTTCGATAGCCGCGTTACCAGTAACCATACGCTCGTTAAGGCTGTCTAGAAAGTTAAACATACAGAAAGGATTTGTTTCTCCGATTTCATCGGTTTCATTAAACCCGGTGATACCGTAGGTGATTAGAGGCGAATACGCATAGGTCACAATTTTCTTGATCTCTGGACCAATCTCGGTTTTAGATGCTTTCTCAAGAATCACCATCTTCTCGTTGCGAGAAGATGTATCAGAGACTTTGTTGAATACATCAAGAATTTCGTCGTAACAAGCCATAATACACCTTAGTTGATTGATTCGTCTTCATCCAAGATAGGAGAAGCATAGAGGAGAATAAGAAAAACGTAGTAGATCACTAGGAAAGAAAACAATGTTGTCCCAGCCAATCCAAAGACCACCATCGAAACAGGAGTCAGGGAAAGGAGTATAAACACCATATACGGGGATGTCAACATTTTTCTAATGACATTAGGCACAGTCACACCTCAATAACGAAATTTGGGTCATACCCATTAACATGTTCTTTTCCATAGCCAGCCTGATTCGAGGCGACCTTGGTTTGGTAGACCGCTCCATTTTTGCACCAATGAGTGTGTCCGTATAGCCATGCAGCCGGTTCATATTCATAGACGATATCATTCCAGTTGTTGGCGAAGTATGAGCTGATATGAGAAATCTGGAACTTATCGTTGTTATATGCCTCAAGGGGACTGAAGTGGGTGGCGATTACGGTCTTCAGGTTTGGGGAGGTATCCCTGATCATCTCAAGACTGTTGATGATAAAGTTCTTATCCAGCTCTGCCAGATTGATCATTTCATCAACCGTATGATTCTTGATCAGCCTGAAGTCGGCAACCATATCACAGAGCGGAATAGAAATGCTCTCGTGTGGTCGATCCTCATACGACTTCATATCGGACCACCCAACACAGCAGATGAATGCAGTGTCCCCTATACGAATGATTCGATTCTTGGCAAAATGGATGTCAAATTCATTGCACACATTCTCGAACATCTTATCAGCGTGTTCAATGGAATCGTAGTAGTATTCATGATTGCCGGGGATATAGATGATTGGTTTGTCTGTCAGGGTGCGGAGCATCTCAAGCCGGTGAGCAGTTGGGGTGTTTACAATATCACCAGCCAGAACCAATACATCGAAGTCGTCATTCTCCAGAAATCCAGTCTTCAAGAAGAAATGTTCGAGGTGAAGGTCAGAATGCAGTGCGATTTTCACTTATCAAAGTCCTCATAGCAGATTTCTATTCCGGCTTCCAGTGCCATGGTCAGACTATGGAAATAGTCTTCTCCATACTTATAATGATCCGTGGCAGGTGGAGGTGTTACTATCTTACTAATACCAGCGTTGATAATCAAGCACATGCACGCAGTACATGGGAACATGGTTACGAACATCGTATTGTTCTTTGTGCTTCTACCGAGCCGAGCTGCATTGGCAATAGCAGATGCTTCCCCATGAGAAGTAAACGAGTATTTTAATGGTCTCGAACTTCTTTCATCGGTGTGGCCGACTCCCCGTGGCAGACAGTTATACCCAGAAGAGATCTCAACCATATCCTCTTCTGATACGATAACAGCACCAACCTTGGTGTTGGCGTCTCTGCTCATTTCTGCTTTCGCTTTCGCCTGACGGATAAAATGTAGAACCCATCGCTCTTTCATGCAGCCTCCGTGTTCTTAAGAACCAGTTCATCAACCAGCTCGTCGAAAGTTTTAACACCAGTCAACGCAGTTCCCCAGAGATCAGTAAACTCCTTTGGAGAGAGCTTCCTGATAGCATTGTACCGATTAGCCAGTCGATATGGCTCATAGGCTCGCCCTGATTTGATAATGAATCCGTACTGTAGGTCATAGTTACGATAAATCTATAAATTTATCTAAACGCTTCACTGAGGCTGCTAGGTGACGATCCAACTTGTCACCTAGTCTTACATCCTCTCCACGTTTGTAATCGACTAACTCAGCCGATGTTTCTTCAAAAGTCAGACCAGTTAGGTCAGAATAACCTTTGAGAAGAATATTTTACAAACCTCATTGTATGGTTTTATATATTTAACTATATGTAGCGGATATAAATCTGATACTTCATCATGTTCTCCTTTTAAGAAGAAAGTGATGGTCTTTTGTGACCATCACCATTGATATCACTTGGTCAGAAGACTCTTCAAGTATTCCAACTTTTGCTCAATGTATGCGATTTCCTGAAGAATTTCGTCATTCTCGGAAACCGTTTCGTCGCTGCTTTCTGAGGTCCAAATAAATTCACCATGCATGTTTGGATCTAGAATATTTTCAGGAAAAGAAGGTGCTTTACTCACAGCCACAACGTCATGGAAATACTCAACAGCGACCAAGAGACGACGACTTTCGCTTTCATCGTACCAGATAACGGAGGTCGAGGTTGTCACCCCATATCCAGCAGTAAGAACAATCCCAATATCACCATCTTCATGATGAACACGCATCCCTGCTTGCAGCGCGCCGATATCAACAAGTTCCTTGAATGTCATACCCTGAAATACGAGTTCTGTGGTCATTTTGATTTCCTCTGTTTGTGTTCTGTCATAGAACGAATCATTGCTTTCTTGTCCACAGTGTAGATGATCACATCAAAGCCGTCAAGAGCCTTTTCTATGATCTCCGCCGTTTCTCCCCATGACCTACCACCAATACCACAGCCAAGCAAAGGCAATCCAATGGAACCGACAAACTCCGCTTCTCGAAGGATAGATGCCATCTCCATCAGAGAGCACCCAAGAGCCTCGTAATCGTCTGACCGACCCGGAGCCAACTGACCGTACAGGTTGAACGCATATGCGCCTCTGTCGTCCTTGTAGGAGCTTACAGAGCCTAGCTTGTCCACCGGACTGCGACCATCCTCGATGTCGCTGTTGGTTAACGGCGGCAGATGGGTAGATATCTGTCCCGCGATACCAGCACCAAAGATGCCATAGCAGTTTGTCTGATGTGCCATAGCATCGATATCACCATCCAAGAAAGCCTGTATCAGGTCACCAACCCGATACACCACCCCAACCTCAAAATCCAAACAGGTCATTCCTAATAGCCTCTTTTCTGCTTGCGATATCCATGCCAACCGACTTTAGATAGTTTTCAATCTTGGCATAGGCTTTCTCCCATTCGGTATTGTAGTCAATGATGATATCATCAGTAAACCACTGTGGGAATGTCATTGTGTCAACAGGAAAAGCAATATACTTCGATTCCTTGTTCTTGATATAGAGAAGACGAACCTTGTCACCCGGTACGATCTTCTTATCATGATCACCTGCTTTCAGGTTCCAGAACATCGCCGCCCTTACCTGATACGGGAAGCCCTTCATGTCTCCTGTCATCTCATACATGTCATTGCACTTCTTCAGTGTTTTGACGTTGATGGGTTTGGATATTGAATGAGCATCCAGTTTAAAGAACGCCTCCTTCATCTTTCGGATTTCTTCGTTTATCTGATCCACTCCATACCCATCAAGGATGAAATGGATTAGTCCGAGAAGCATATCCTTCAATACAGCAGATGTGTCTGATTTCTTAATCTCCAGACCCATGATCTTCATCTTATCAACACGCTTGCCTTCGTTATCAACAACGTGCATGGCGTATCGCTTCTTGCTGACAAACAAAGACTTATCAGAGACAACCTCTCGGGCTGCTCCCATGATAGTCTTCCTGTCTTCTGGGCAATTGAAAGCATGCTTACAGAAATCAGCAAAGGACTCGTTTGTTAGCTCTCCTACTGCATCGGCAATTTCAACAGCAAGATCAATATCATCAAATCCCTCTGGGAGAATGTCTTTCATTGAGATCATAATACTATCGGTATCGCCGGCGATAGCATTATTGATCACAGATTGTGCCCAGACATACTCTCCATTGTCATTCTGAACCCAACACCAACAGGTGTTTGGGTTCTTCTGTGAAGGGATGAAGTCTTCGTGGATGGATTGTGTCATAGATTATGCCCCTCCTTCAATTTGTTGACAGCATCATTCGACTTCCATGCCTGCCATTTACTTACAACACGGGCAGTTAGGGTGATTGCCTTACTCAGACGAAGATCATACAACCGGAATGATTTCTCACCACAACTTCCAAAAACCGAGTTAGCAAACAACTTCATAACTTTTTGATATAAGTCGTATGTTTCTGATAACTTTTCGTCACCATTTGAAGCAGCTTCCTTCATCATCTTCTGGTACTTCTTACGAGAAAAAACCAGATCCTGAACATACTCGGCCAACAATCCCATCCTGCCGTCAAAGATAGCACCACTCCCTGCAATACAATACCCATTTTCCCTAATAACAGACTCAAGCTCATCTGCCATGATTTCTATCTCTTCCTGCTCTCGCTCAAGGTATACAGTAACAGGAACCTTCTGTTTTGTCATTACCTTGATGTAGTCCTCATACTCCCCAAGAAGCTGCATGATCAGGGTTTCCGGTGACAACCCAAGCATGCGCATCACAGAAGGGTATAGGGAGTTCAAGTCGATGGTGAACACCCATTCATGACGCCCGGCAATAGTGTCATAAACGATAGCACCGGGGAACTTCTCCTTCTCGTTGTCTTTCTTATCGGGGAGGACAACACCACGCTCATGGGCGAATATCAGAATACCAGACTCAATTGGTTTAACAGAGCCGGTAACATCCCCAAACTTAACACAGTTCATACGAGCCATCGTAATGGCCAGCTTGATGATCTGGTGCTTGTCGTCCAACTTCTTCAACAGGCGGGCATCCTGAAGAGCATAGTTAAAGAATGCCTGTGGATTCTCTCGATACAATGAACCGAGATCGCCATCATATGCGTCTTTGGTTTCACCAAGATCAGCCTCGCACACCGAATCAAGACTGAATGATTGTTTCTCGCCGGGGATAAACTTCTTATAGAGCACCATCATATCAAGATGATGTCTACCTACAAGAGTCCATTCCCAGACTTCTTCACCAAAGTCATTAACAAATTCTCGTCGTTTTGCCGAGAATCCGTCACGACAGAACATTGTCTTTGCTTCTTTTTCACCAAAGTGATAGATGGCTCGCTCCATGATATATGGCAAGTCAAACCCCGCGCCGAACCATGCAGTCATGATATCAACATGATCAATGACCATAGAGATGGTCTTGATAAGCTCGCGCTCGTTCCTGACATAGTAGATGTCAATTGGATGCGTGTCATCCTTCAGAACAACCTTGTTCTCAAATTTTTCATTCAGGATGAAAACGTATCGATTGAGATAGGTGTCGAATGCCTGAAAGGAGTTGATTTCTCCAAATGGGTTCTTTGGGGTTGGGTATCCATCTCCATCGTCAAGGTCAAAATCGACCTCAATGTCATAGAACATGACGTTAACAGGTGCATCTCGTGGTGCATCCTTAAAACGGTCTGGGAGCATCTTGTAGACTGGAGCAATGTCCGATTCACACAAACCATCCACGCCTTCCTTCCATTTACGGAAGTCCCACTTATCAGCAAAGCAGACTTTCTTCATGGGGTTTCCATAGATGTCAAGCATATCCGGTTTACCTGTATTGTCCTTGACGTAGGCATACAGGTAATCAGAAAGCGGATATTGCTCTTCAATCATCATACCCGAATTATCACGCATCCAGACGTTGATGACCTCTCCAGCCTCAACGGCATCAATATAGCTATAGTCCAAGTTAACCTCCAGTAGGAAACAGCAGTGGTAGTTATTGATCAAGTATACCAAAGAAAGAAGCCCTTGGTCAATGAAAACCAAGGGCTTCTGTTAGTTGCTGTTATTCCTGATCGTCAGGCTCAATGGTGGTGTTGCGATTGCCGTGCTTAATAAGAGCCTCGTTGATACTCACAATCTTCTCAAGATCTTCAATCTTGGTGGAGATGGTGGAGTCAAACCGCTCCTTAACCAGTTTGTTGAAGTCGGCTGCGCTCATGTCGCATTCTTCTTTGACCCGAGAGATAACATCCTTTCGGAATTCTGCTTCTGCTTGGCTGCGAACGATGCTATCAACACACTCATTAACCGCATTGTTCAGGATAGTCATTACGTCTGGGGTCAGAATCACTTCGGTCATGGTATCTATTCCTTATCTCAGTTAGCACGCAGCTTGTTAACGATGGATTCCAGACGAACAATCTCGTCATACACATAGTGATTCGGGAAGAAGGCAAAGCCGTAGCTTTCAATGTAACCAATCAGATGTGCGAGTTCGACCTGATCTTCTTTCTGAATGGTGCTGCGCTGGATGGAACGCAGCTTGCTACTGGCGGCACGGTAGCGACGTTCTGCTGCCGACATGGTGTTGTTGTTGTTCTTCTTTTCGGTAGCGACGAAAGAGGTGTTGCGAGCCTTGGTGATGGTAGCCATTTGGTATTCCTAGTATTGAGTGGTTTTGTTGTTTGTTTTGATTAACCCAGAAGAGTCTGGGAGGTTACATTATACTGACTGGTTTCGTTGTTATCAACAAAAATTTCATCAGGACCATCATCATAACCGGCTGGAATCAGAACGCTCTTATACGGAACGTCGTAGATCAGCTCGATTAGGTCATATTCTACCTTATCATCAAGGCAGATACAAGTACCATCCTGATTGATTTGATACTCAATCCCATCAATCAAGGTCAGTGTAACAGTGTCCAGTTCGATATCATCTCGACGGCAGAACTGTTCCCACGAGATAGCACAGCCGCGCTCAAGCATATCGTCTGCAGTCAAGAATACTTCGGTGACAAGAATCTTCTGCTTCTCTTCATCGGTGAGTATATCATCAAGATATTCTGCAACCATCTTAGTATGAAGACGATCAGTAAACTTTGCAAACTCAAGCTGCTCGGCGGTCTTACCGTCATAGGCATACGATTCTCGGTGAGCCATCATAGCGGTGTAGGGCTGAACAACACGAACCTTACCACTTGCCCACAGAACCAGACCAGAACTCATGGATTGACCACATGCAACAGTAATCAGATTCTGGAACCGACCGAATACCGAAAGAATCTCAACCAGTGCATCGGTACGACCACCACAGGAGTTGATATAGACAACAGCGGTGTCATACTGACTGCTCAGTTGGTACAGAGTGGTCATCTCATTGCTGAACGAGGTAGGAGCCTTGAATTCGCCACGGAGGTGAACTTCCACACGATTCTTGTTCTCGTTGACTGTTACGATCATGAATTCATTGCTCACTTGGCGATCCTCGTTGTTTGATTGTTTTTTGTTAAGATGCATCACAGGTCTCACTTACGACTACGGGTTTGATAACCACGAGCTGTTACTTCTTTCTTCGGCTTCTGCATCTTGGATGCGTTAACCTTATACTTACCAACGCCATAGGTA